TGATTTTTCTCATTAACATAAAGGCCACTTGCAAGTGGATATTCGGTGTCTTCTGTTGTAACTCCACCAACAATATGATGTTCATTTTTAAAATTATCGTGATAATTATATATATCAGTTGTATAATTTTTACCAATGATATCATGTACTATGAGTTTTGACCCATACATTCCACTTCTATAATTTACAATGTTATCATTATTTGAAATTATAGTATAATTAAGAATTGTTTGCAAGTCCTTTAATACATCTATATACCCTTTATCCATATTTGTGCCAGCAACAAATGTAGTGTATTCTAATTGTGATGTCACATTGTACAAACTTGCGAAAGTTCTAAAATTGAATCCCTTCAAAGTTTCATAAAATAGATATGTAGATTGCCCTTTGAATGTAGAAACTGCTTGTTTTGTAGCTAGTTTAACAACATCTAAAGGTCTGATATTTGGAGAAACAAATTTCTTTATGCCCGCACTTGGTTCTATAACTACATTTTTTTTAGTGTCTAGATAAGAATTATCCGTTAACATTTTTTTAACAATATCAGACCAACTTGCTGTTAAACTTTGAGTAACTTTAAGTCTTTGGTTCTTTATTAATTCCTGACTTACAAAATTTAATGAATATACTTGAATATGATTCTTTACTTTTTTTCTAGCTGCTAGAGAATGTACTAAAAATACATTTTCAGAAAAATCTATAACCCCATCACCAGCTGCGGTAAAGCCTGGAGTTTTAATTTTAAGATAAAGATATTCTTGACCAATAATGGGACCATGTGACACCATATTTACCGAATCTGACACGACAATTGAGCCACTAACTGTTAATGAAGATATATCTTCAAAAAGAGTTAGTCCTATGATTGATGTTTTAAGATCAATTCTCATACCAGAAGAGGTAATAAGTTCACACCTTTCAATCTTAAATTCACCGGCGTGTTGTAAACCCTCGGCCATTATGCAAAATCTTCCTTCATCAATTGTTCAAACTCTTCTATAAGAGCGCCAATATATTTTGGATCAAGTAACCTAATTTGTCTTTTCTCATCTTCTTGAATCACTTCATATTCATAATTAGTGATAGCAGTAGCAGAAGGATAATCTGTATTAACTGTACCTACATCAATTTTAAGGGTGGTATCACCAGAAGTCTGTGTTATTTCATAATGATGTACTGCATCAATATTACTATATTTGTCGTTGATGTGTGCTTGGAATTGGTTTTCATTCAATGGCCATTGGTGATATCTATCTGTTATATCATTCACCATTAAAATCACCCAATGAAGTTCTGGATCATTATATAATTTATCAGCAATTTCTTCGGGAGTTTCACCACTACGAATATCATAAGTGTCAAATAATAGTACGTTACTCTTAACCTTAGTTCGCAGACCTACACGACGCAATAAATTTGTTGCAAATTTAAAATCACCCTTTCCAACAGAATCATATAGAACGACAGGAAACTTTTCAAAATACATAATTAAAACCCTGCTTCAACATGAGCTTTACTCATAATATTAAATTCAGTAAAGTTTAACGCTATTTTAGTTGTCTGTGGACGACCTTCAGCATACCCAGTAAATCTTTCTGCGCCATAATCTATATCCATACTTTGAAGAGCACAGGTCGCAATTTTATTAAGATGAGTATTTGCTTGATGTCTATACATATATCTTATGTTAAAATGATCAGGTATTGTCATTTCTCGTACACCATCAACACCACTAGTAAAACTATTTGCAAAATCAGGCATCATATGAAATTTAAATGTCTGCACAATGTTCTCCACAGTCATAGCTTCCTGTTCACTCTTGGGTATGAATGTAAATGTATAACTAAATGATCTACGACCCATTCCTTCAAACATCAATTCCATTCGTGGAGTTTTAACTTGACCTCTTTCTATTGCAATAACAGTATCTAGACCTCCTGGCGCCTTATCCATCACCGTTTGAGCTGCTGCGGCGCCGAGGCTTCCGGCAGCTGTTGTGACTCCTGATGTAACCGACGCCAGGAACCCGCCTTGTTCTTGTTGAAATGCTTTTACAGCTGCATCACCAGTTTCTGCCCCTATCCCTATTTCTTGATCTCCATATTTTACATCATATCTAACTTGAACAGAGGGGGGCATATAAAGAGCAATCACAGTATCCAATCGTGTTGTGCTACCAGGCTTCTTCATTTGAATGGAAGAATTCAGTAGACCAGCATCTGATGGTCTATGTCTCACTTTTTCTACCGAGTCTGGTGCGTGAGTTTGATCTCTATTTGCAGCTACTGCGCCCCGCATAAGATAGTTCGCCCGAGCTGCCTTTTCATTAGCTATTACACGATCACGTGCTTCTGCTTCTTTTCCTATAGCAGCTGCAAGTTTGCCTGGCTTATTTTTTAAGATTTCAAATAGAATCCAATGACCTTGATCTCTGTCGCCCAAACCTTCTGGATATGATAAAGTTGTTGTAGTATAATTGTTAGGTTTTGAGGCTTGGACAGCAGCAGCACTTTTACGATTCTTAACCGAATCGCCTTGATACCAAGAAGACATGCCAGAAACTGATGTTAATGAACTACTGTATGTGTGCGTTGCTCCTTCTGTTGTATTTCCCATTGCCGCGCTGGCTTCCCTTGCCGCTGCTGCTTTCTGTGCCGATGATCCGTTCATGATTGGATATCCTTATATATACTATTTAGTAGTAATGTCTTACAAAGGTCGATACATATCAAAGAACCCCAAAAAATATAGAGGTGATCCTCAAAAGATCATTTACCGTTCTCTATGGGAGCGCAAATTTATGGTATATTGCGATACCAATAAATCTGTTATTGAATGGGGTAGTGAAGAAGTCATTATACCCTATTTATCTCCTTGGGATGGTAGAATACACAGATACTTTCCAGATTTTTATATTAAAATAAAACAGCATGATGGTTCCATTAAGAAATTTATCATAGAGGTTAAGCCCAAAAAGCAATGCTCTCCACCACCCACACAACCAAAAAGAAAAACTAAAAAATGGTTTAATGAAGTTAAAACGTGGGGTATCAACGAATCAAAATGGAAATATGCAACTGAATGGTGTAATAATAATGATATGGAATTTAAGATTTTAACTGAAGATCATCTTAATATTACATATAAATAGTCATATGGCTGTATCAAAATTCATACAAGCGGTTAAAGATGAAACTAGGGGGCGTCCAAGGTCAACTCAATGGTATAGAGATAAAATCAAAGAATTTGGTAAGCCAAGCGCTCAGAAATTACTTCGGGATGGTAAAAGAGATAATAAACCCTTTTATGGTAAGTTAAATATGTTTTTCTATGATCCAAAGTTCAAGAAGAAACTTCCATATTACGATACGTTTCCTCTCGTACTACCCTTAGAAACATACAATGATGGATTTTTAGGAATAAACTTTCATTATCTTCCTATACCATTGCGTGTCAAACTTCTTGATAAGTTAGTGGATTATACCAATTCAGAAGATTTTACAGATATATCAACAAGAATGGTAGTAGATTATAATAAATTAAAAAGTGTTAGATTAATTAGACCTACCATACATAAATATTTATCAGGGTATACTAAATCACAATTTCGTAGAATTGATGCAGATGAATGGACAATTGCAACCTTGTTACCAGTACAGCGATTTAAGAAAGCTTCTGAAAAAGAAGTTTGGAGAGAATCTAGGAGTATGATCTAATGGCTTTAACTAAATTTGCACATGGTAACACACCATTTAATAATCTTAACCAATGGATAGCTGTACTTCGTGGTGAAGACGGCGGATATGCAGTACCAAACAGATTTGAAGTAATAATTGCTTATCCCCCTAAAATGGGTGGAGGTTACCGCCGGTGGGGCACAGCACATGACGTTCGTTCTATTTCATTAAGATGTGAATCTGTAAATCTCCCTGGCGTAAATTTAAATACACTTACAGATTCCAATATTTACGGACCAACCAGAGAAATTGTTGATGGTGTTACTTATGCGGAAGACATAACTATGGTTTTTGTAGCAAATGCTGGATTAGAGGAAAGAGTATTTTTTGAAGAGTGGCAAAAAATGGCATTTGATCCCGTAACTTGGGACATTGGTTATTATCATGATTATGTAAGTGACATTGATTTATATTTATTGGATAGACAAGATCAAAGACGTTTTGGACTTAAATTTCGTGAAGCTTTTCCCAAAACAATT